CTCTTCTACCTTCGTTGTCGATCCACCTTGCATAACGTGACTTGTGTATAAATTGTTGGTACGATGTTGGTAAACTATTTGATATTAACATGATCATTCTCCTCTCTTTTGTCTGTTACTTTTATTAGTTTATCTAAATACCATCGGGCTTTCTTTAAATCCTCTGATCCGTTTTTGTATCTATATCTCCACAAGTACTTTAATATATTCCCCTGCAAATAATATTCAAATCCCTCATCTGTTGCTGATTCAATAGCATCGATAGTTTCAATCCCGTTCTTGTTATAATGTGGTGGATGGTTCACCATATCTTCCATATCTTTATGAAAGTTAAGTTCCAATTGTCCGTTTTTACCTGATAAATATTTAGGTCTGTTTTCCATCTCTTCTTTTACCTTTCTAATTTTTTCTCTTATCATATCCGTATACTTCATATCAATGTTCACTACCAAAGTCAACTGCTATTACATTATCTTTGTATTTAATGGATTTTTTAGTTTCTTCGGCTATCTGGTCAAACAATCTTCCCGATGAATACTTAAATGAAAGTTCTGACATTCCAAAATTGTACAGATCTTCCCCCTTTGTTTGCAACAATCCTACGAGTCCTTCGTGCATAACTGATGCTAACGAATGATCTGCTTCATGTTTGTAGTCTTTATCCGTTGTATCGTAAGCCATCATTTCAAACTTACCATCTTCAATGTCTGTTAAAATAACATAGTAATGACCCTTTTTTAAATCAAACTGTTCCATCTTTTTTTTAATTTCTTCTTCATCCATTTTTAAACCACTCCGTAGGTATTGTTTTTTCTGCCCATCTGAAATTGTACCTACCACACCAATCTGCGTAGGTTGTCTTACTTCCTTTATATATTCTGTTACGTGCATTCATAAACACAAAACGAATATCTAAATCTTTGTGTTGTTCTTTTACAAGAACCATCTTTACTCTATCTGCCTTATCGAGATGCCCCTTTGCTTCAATAAATATGTTTGTATCAGGTAAATAGAAATCTGGTGTGTACGTTCGTATCTTAGGAACGTAAAGAAATTTCTTCGATTCGTATTCAAACTTTACTTTGTGGTTAGCTAATACTTTTGCTAACTCTAATTCAAACTTTGATCTGTACTTTAATCTTTTCATTTCTTTAATTTCATCCGTAAGTTTAATGATTCCATTCGTTTGTTTACGTACCCTGCCAGTTTTATAGATTGTTTTTCTATTGTAGTAGTTTCTGTTATTATTGGGTACATCGGTAGGCATACAATCTTTCCATAATTTAATGCTTGACTAATTGCTTGAAATTCATTTTCTATCCTTACTATATCCCGTTGTTCAGTGCGAGAGGAGAGAGTGCCATTTTCAGAAAAGTTTTCACGAAGAGTAAGGGGAATACCTCTTTCATGTTGACGTAAGAAAACGACATCTCTACCGCCCCCCGCTTCTCGGTGGGATTCTATATACACATGATACAAATTTTCGTTGTTATCCAACAACTCAATGTGGTAATCGTGGGTGTAAATAACTGACATTTTATACTGCTTCTTTTTTTATTCTTGAATACCACGCTTGAGGTGGATGTTTTGCTCGTGATGTTACTTTGTTATGTAATGTTGCATCTTTCCAACAATGTTTTTTAAAACCACACATATTACAAGGTTTAGGTAACAATTTATTTCCAGTCCGTACATCTTGCCCTTTATCTCTGTAAGTTTCAAATTCATCTTTGTATGGAACAATAAATTCTTTATCTGGATTAGTCAATATTTGTATTCTTCTTTTTGCATCTTTTAAATATTCTTTTCTATCTTCATCTTGCCATTCAGGTGCTTCAACTACGGCAACTTCTCCACTAGATTTGTTAATAGCTATCCATCCACCAAACGGCAATCCCGTTGCTTCCCCATACAGATGTCCTTGCATAATGTATCCAAATGGATCGTCTTCTTTTATTTTACTATAACCACCATATCCCGTATACTTGTATTTAAATGCCCAATCACTTGCCGATTTAATATCCCAAACTTTCTCTTGACCTAGTTCATCTCTTATAATTAAATCAAGTGTTCCCGTAACTTCTGTACCTTCTATATTTAATTTAACTGCCTTTTGCTTTGCGACAATATCAACCCCTGCCTGCTCTAAAATAAGAACGGCTATAGATTCAACAATGTCTCCAAACAAAAATCTAAATAAAAGGTTATATTCTGTTTCTTGTTTAATACCTTGACGTTCAAGGAGTTGCTGACAGACTGGTCTGCCTAACCCTGACATACGTATCTTGTATTTTTTTGTCTTGTTAAGTTGTATAAGAACGGACTCTGTACAGGAATCAGAAAACTCCTTTATGGCTTCGGGGAGAATACTAACTTCTCCCCTACTTGCCCGTTCCATGTAGTCTTGGATTTTAAGCGTTAGCAACATTAAAATCGTCTGCTAAATTTTCATTTTTTTCAGATAGGACTAATTTAGATGCGTCTCTATACTGATTCATAATATTCTCATTATGTGCCTTTACAGTTTCAGCAAACTTTTTCATCAACGCTTTATCTTCGTCGGTTACAGCACACTCGCTTGAAAGAGTAGGAACTGGAGTCCAATATGTAACTGACCCCTTCTTGTTCTTGTGTGTACCTAACTTAATCCAAACCTTCTGCATAATTTTCTTTTGTTTGGTTAAGCTATTAATAAAGTTACTCATTGGTATAAACCCAGAACGTTTAAAGTACGCAACCACTGGGTGATTATTTAATTTAACTTTATCGCCATTAGCTTTATTCAGAGTACCACTAACCATACCATAAATAACTTGGTTGCAAACTGCTGAACGTGATTTTAATCTGGTGGGATCATCCTCACTAAGTTTCTCCTCTTCACTGGCAGGTATTCTTCCACACTTGCTACCCCCTTCTGTGTCTGGAAAATCCCCCGACATAGTTGGTTTTTGAACAGACTTACAAGTGAAAGTTCCTTCTTCTGCATTGTAGTGACTCCATTCAAATGTTCGTAGTATTGGTCTGAAAAGAATTTCTTTGGAGTAAAGATACTCACCCTCATAGAATACTTTCCAATCACCACGTGTTAAAGAAGCCCCGTCGTCAGTTTCTGTATCGTAGTTTATATTTATTCGAGACAAACCTTCTTTCTTTGGCGTGCTTGATTGCCCCGTCATTTCCATTAAAGTCTGCTCGTTGTCGGAACTGAAAGCATCAACGATTTGATTCATTTCAGTATCGATAGTTTGTAAATTATTATCCATGTTTTATTCCTTTTCTTAGATAATTAAGGTTTATGTAATTAGAGACTACAAATTAACTTCAGATAAGTCAAGCCAATTCTTACCTATTTTTAATTCAATGCCAACTGGCATATCATACGTGACTCCATACCTGCGTTTTGTCTCAATAGGTAAACATAACATAGAGTCTTTGAGTATTTGAATACACTGGTCTTTTTCGTCTGGGTGGACATCAACCACGATAGAATCGTGTACAGTATTACAGATTACTGACTTCATATTTTTCATTGCCTTGTCTAATTTAACAAGAGCAATGGGCAACAAATCAGCAGTTGCAAAACCTTGAACGGGGTAGTTACAGATAGCCGTTCTGTTTGTTGCAGAACCCCACTCTGTCCATCTAGCATCTGGAAAAGAATATTCTCTTCCTGATGGTAATTTAATTACTTTTGTTGTTACGGCTTGTTTCTCAAGTTCTTTGTGCCACTCCGTAACCTGCTCATATTTTTCCTTAAATCTTTGGTAATATTGTTGCTGACTACGTGTACCACTAACACCCCCATACAAAGGTTTAAATGTGTGTGCTTTTGCTTCTTGTCTACTGCAGCCTATCACAGATGCAGTATAGTTGTGTACATCCGTACCTTCAAGTACATCTTTGTAAACTTGAGAATCCCTAGATAAAAATCCTGCCACCCTAAACTCCAACTGAGAGTAATCACCTTCAAGTATAAACCCACCATCAAATCTACTTTCAACAACTTTACGTATGGCAAATGTAGAACCTCGTGGCATGTTTTGAAAGTTTGGGTTGCGACTGGATAGACGACCAGTAGCCGTAACACATTGCATAAACTCTGGATGGATAAAGCTATCATCATCTACATTGTTTTTCATTCCCTCAACAAAAGTCGAAAGGTATGTACGCAACGCATTATATCGTGAGTATGCCGAACAAAACTCGTGAGCATCACCCTCTAATTCAGTTAGTCTATCCTCAAGAGTTGTTTTATCTGTTTTGAATCCTGCTGATGCCGTATCTCTGACTGATCGTGGTATTAGTTTAAAACCTGCAACTTCCCCCGTAGATTTGTAAACAACACCTTTACCTACACAAGTTTTGCAAACCCGTTTTGCTTTGCCTATCGTTCCATCTTTTTTCTTCATAATAATTCTTCCTGCCCCAAAACAATCTTTGCACTGGCTTCCTATTGTTTTGTAAACAATGTCAGTCATTCTACGAACGTGCCTAACAAAATCTGTATTCTTCATACGAGTTCGCATCTTTGGTTTAACTGTGTTGCCACGCATCTCATGCCCAAGATTAAATGTAATTGACCAAAGATTCTTATCTTTTACTTTCCTTGAATACAAAAGAACACTTTTATCGTCGGGACTAGCTAGATTGACTGGAGTATCACCCATAGCTTTCTTAGCCAATTCACTTAGTCTCTTTTCCAACGAAAGCATTTCTGTTTCATATTCTTTTTCAATTTGTTCCAATGTATTAAGATTTATCTTCAATCCATTGCGTTCCACTTTAGATAGTGTATCCGTCATTTCAAATGACAGTTTAAGAGTTTCTTTCATATAATTCCTCAAATGTTAAGCCAAAAGCTTCTAGTTGTTTTAATGCGACTTGCTCCGTTGCAATCACATCTGCTATACCATATTCCTCTACTATCTCCAACGGAATATCATAAAAGGTCTTACCATCTTTAAGATATGGCGAAACCAAGTCCGTCTCCTTTTGGGTGACGTTATACTTTTTTGCAAGAGCATCGAGCGATAAAGACCATCGTCTTGCTTTTGCTCTAAGGTATTCTGCAACCATCGTATCATATATTTCTCCCTCGTATATAAATCCACACGCACGCAACCAAGTCAAATCAAATTTTATATTTTGTCCAACAAGCACATCCGCTTTATTAAGATCATTTTGTATTTTTTCAGTAGTAGTTGACTCGTACCAATTCTCTTTATCTTTGTGATAGTAGAACTCGTAGTTAACTTGGTCGTTTAAAAGCCACTTCCAACCTACTGATACTAAACGATTATTAAAGTAAGGTAACGCAGTCGTACCCCCTGATGCTTTTTGTTTGTGTGTTGTCTCAACGTCTAATGTTAAAATATTCATTTAATAAAATATCCCCCTATCTTTATCTAACTGTACATTAATCATTCCATGCCACCCGTTTATTTTATTCTTTGAAATACAGATGTGTCGCACAATATTATCAACCTCACTCGATCCCGTTTTACCTATTCCAATTATAATGTCAGCTTCTCCTGCCTTTCCAGTTCTGGAGTTGTCAAGCATGGAGTAGTCAATAAACTGTCTGTCGTGAGCATCATAACTTGCTTGACTAACTGCCCAAACCAAACAATTATTTCGTTTAGCTATCTCTCTTGCAGTAACGTAAGTCTCTTTCAATCGTTCGTCACCTCGATTGTATTCGCCTTTGATTCTGAATTTATCAAGCTGATCACAAAACATAACATCTGGTTTATTTAGTTTAGCATACTCGTCTACTTCCTCTATTGAAGTTCCAACACAATCTACTAAAACTAAATAGGGTTCTATCTCTTCTCCATATCTTCTTATCAAATCAGGCTTTTGTTCTCTCATTTCATCTACAGTTACTTCAAAATAAGATTGTATAATTCGCATTTTAATATTCTTTGCAGGTTCTTCATTTGCCCAATACACAACTTTAAAACCTTGCCTAATATAAGATGCAGTTAAAAAAGAAGAAAAAGTAGTTTTCCCTGCTTCAGGTCTTGCAAATACAATTCCTAAATTCCCTCGATTTAATCCTTTGATGTGTTCGTTAATTAAATGAAAGTCAAATAA